CTGGATCAAGCGGAGATGGTTATATTTGGAAATATCTTTATACTATAAAACCTGCGGAAATTGTAAAATTTGATACTGTTAATTTTATTCCGGTTCCTAAAGATTGGGGGAATACTTCAGCGACTGCCTCTGTAAGAAACAACGCCGTAGATGGCAGCATCAAAACAGTAATTATTAAAAATAGAGGTGTTGGTGTTGGAACTGCTAATAGAACATATTCCAGAGTCCCCATCAAAGGTGATGGTAGCGGCGCAGAATGCACAGTGGTAATTAATAATGATCAGAAAGTTGATAGTGTTGTAATATCAAATCAAGGGTCTGGATATACATTCGGTAATGTGGATTTATCTGCTGGAGGAGTTCCTGATTCTGATACAAAACCAGTTCTTGATGTGATTATTAGTCCAAATGGAGGACATGGATATGACATTTATAGAGAACTTGGATCAAGTAATGTATTAATTTATGCAAGAATAGAAAATGATACAGAAAATCCTGATTTTATAACAGGTAATGAAATTGCTAGAATAGGATTAGTTGAAAATCCTTTAGTTTTCGGATCTTCATCTAAATTAACGTCAGAGAAAGCAAGTGCCATATACGCAATTCGTTTAGTAGGAGTTGGATATAGTTCAGTGACGTTTACACAAGATTCTTTTGTAACTCAAACAACAGGAACTGGTGTCACAGCAGTTGGTCGAGTTGTAAGTTATGATCAGACAACAGGAGTCTTAAAATATTGGCAAGATAGAACTCTCGCTGGATTTAACACGGTTGGAACAGCTCAAACTAATCCTCAATATGGATACAATTTAACTAGGTTTACTTCTTCACCAACCTCGGGTGGAAGTGTTACTATCGTTGGTGGAACATCAAATCTTTCAATCAGTACAAACTTTAGTGGGTTCACAACCTCAATAAATAATAGAACATATTATCTTGGTCAAAATTTTACTAGTGGTTTATCTAATCCAGAAGTTAAAAAATATTCTGGAAATATCATTTATGTTGATAATAGACCAGCCATTAAAAGATCTTCTAATCAAAAAGAAGACATTAAAATTATATTGCAGTTTTAATTAACCATGTCCCAAACAACCAATCTTAATGTTGCTCCATATTTTGATGATTTTGATCCAAATGATAATTATCACAGAGTTCTTTTTAAACCAGGATATCCAGTTCAGGCAAGGGAATTAACTGGGTTACAATCAATTCTTCAAAATCAAATTCAAAAATTTGGACAACACTTTTTTAAGGAAGGTGCAAAAGTAATTCCAGGAAATACTGCATATAGCCAAAGTTATTATGCGGTAGAGTTAAACAATACTCATCTTAGTGTTCCTGTTGAATTTTATATTGAGCAATTATTAAAAAGAAAAATTATTGGTTTGACCTCTGGAGTAACAGCGATAATTGATAAAGTTTTAAAATCTGAAAATTCTGAAAGAGGAAATTTAACAATTTATATTTCTTATATTTCACCAGGAGTACAAAATCCAGATATTAAACAATTTTTAGATGGTGAATTATTATCAGCAGACACAGATATTATTACTGGACCTCTCAATAATCCGTTTATTCCATCAGGAGAGTCGTTTGCGTCAACAATTTCTACAAATGCAAACAGCTTAGCAGCAGCGTTTTCAATTTCTAATGGTGTTTATTTTGTAAGAGGAACTTTCGTAAATATTCAGGACGAAACTATTATTTTAAGTCAATATTCAAATACTCCCACTGCTCGTATTGGTCTTCGAATCCAAGAGGAAATTATTAATGCAGATGAGGATGAAACACTCACTGATAATTCAAAAGGATTTAATAACTACGCTGCTCCAGGAGCAGATCGTCTTAAAATATCTTTATCATTATTTGCAAAACCAGTAAATGATTTTAACGATTCGAATTTTGTTGAATTAGCCACTGTCAATAATGGTATTTTATCATCCCAAGTTAAAAATACTCAATATAGCATCATTGCTGATGAGTTAGCAAGAAGAACTTTTTCAGAATCTGGAGATTATACGGTAACTCCATTTGACATTGCTGTCAAAGAGTCTTTAAATGATGGTTTGGCGAATGGGGGAATTTTTGAACAAGGTCAATTTACATATTCTGGTTCTTTGGCAGGTGAAGATTTAGCACTTTATGAAATTTCTCCAGGAAAAGCATTTGTTAAAGGATATGAAATTGAAACCATAAATACCACTTACATTGATGTTCCAAAAACAAGAGCAACAAAAACACTAGAAAATCAGGGAATTAATTATTCCACAGGAACAACTTTAAAATTAAATCGTGTTTTTGGAAATCCCATAATTGGAATTGGAAATACTTTTATTTTGAGTTTAAGAGATAGTAGAGTTGGTGTTAATAGCATTACCTCTTCTGGAAAAGAAATCGGATTAGCAAGGGTTTATGATTTTAATTTAGAATCTGGTTCATATTCTTCTTCTAACCCTAACACTAATCAGTGGGATATTTCTCTTTACGATGTTCAACTTTTTTCGCATGTAACCATTAATGAACCAATTACACTACCAGTCCCCACATTTATAAAAGGTCAATTCAGTGGTGCCACTGCATTTTTAAGGAGTTCAGTTTCTGCGGGCACAGCACTAACCGTTTATGAAAAGTCTGGAGAATTTATAGTAAACGAACCATTTATTTTTAATGGAATAGAAAATACTAGAGTAGCAACTGCGGTAACTTCTTTTGGAATGTCAAATGTAAAATCTGTTTATGGTGGACCAGATTTAGGTAATGTTGGATTTTCTAAAACTTTTTCAGCGGACACAATTCAAGAGGAATTTTTTGATGTTGGTATTGCAACAATCACCGCATATGCAGCTGCCTCTGGTGAAAGCACTGTTGTCAGCACTAATCCACTATTTCCTGGAAATATTGTAAAAAGAAACGATTTAGTTAAATTTACTGGTTTAAATTTAGTAGATCCAACTTTTGCCAGAGTTGTAAGTGTGGCATCCACATCTATTGTAATTGTTGGGGTAACCACGGTTAGTGGAGTTGCTGCTGGAGCACTTCCAGCATCATCCACATTATTGGTAACAGATTTTTCAATACTATCAACACTCATGGCTGGTGGAACTAATAAATTATATTCTGAGATGCCAAAGGACAATATTTCAAATGTAGATTTATCAGATGCTTCTTTAGTTATTAGAAAATCCTTTACCGTTAACATTTCTGGAAATCAATTGTCTTCTGCTCTTGCTGCAGGAACAAATGAAACTTTTTTACCTTTTGATGAAGAGAGATATTCGCTGATAAGATCAAATGGAGTAACTGAAGTTTTAACCTCAGATATGTTTTCATTTTCTTCTGGATCAACAATTCTTCAAATCAATAATTTAACAACTAATGATACTGGTGCAACTTTAATTGCAACATTTAAAAAATTAAAACCAAAGGCAAAGGTTAAAAAACAAAATAGAGTAAATACACTCATTGTTGACAAATCTAAATTTACTGGATCTGGAGTTGGAGCAACAACTTTAGATGATGGACTTTCTTATGGTAATTTTCCATATGGGACTAGAGTGCAGGATGAAAATATTTCTTTAAATACTCCAGATATTATTAAAATTCTTGGTATTTTTGAATCAACTACAACAGAAAATGCATCAGCACCAAAAGTAACTTTATCATCACTAAATGGACCAACAGGAAAAACTTCAGATTTGATCATTGGTGAAAAAATAAAAGGAGTCTCATCTGGAGCAATCGCTATTGTTTTGGAAAAATTATCTGATTTTCAAATTACATATATTTTATTAAATTCAGTTTCATTCAAGGAGGGAGAGACTGTTACATTCGAAGAATCAAAAATAGAAGCAATAATAACGACATTAGAAACTCCAAGCAAAAATATTTCTAACAACTATACATTTAATTCTGGTCAAGAATCAAGTTTTTACGATCATGGATTTCTAACAAGGAAAAGTAACATAAAAGAACCGTCAAAGAGATTAAAAATTTATTTTACTAATGCATATTATGAGTCCTCTGATGATGGAGATATTACAACTAAAAATTCATATGATACTTTTGATTATAAGAATGATATTCGCTCAATTAACCAAAGTAGAAATACAGACATAATCGATATTAGACCCAGAGTATCAACTTATAATATTGTTGAGGGTTCTCGTTCTCCATTAGAATTTTTTGGTAGAAAATTCAATGGATCTGGAAATTCTGCTGCTAATATTTTAGCCTCAGATGAGTCTATTGTTACTAACTTTTCATTCTATGTCGGAAGAATGGATCGAATTTATTTAACAAAAAGTGGAAGGTTTGAAGTTCAATATGGCGAACCTTCAGAAAAAATAGATCCACCAATTCCAATTGATGATGCTTTGGAAATAGGTTCTGCCATTATACCCCCATATCTTTATGATGTAAATACGGTATCTTTATCATTTTTAAATCATAAACGTTATAGAATGTCCGATATTAGAAAACTTGAAGAAAGAATTAAAAATCTTGAATATTATACAACACTTTCCTTACTTGAATCTAATACTTCAAATCTCTTTATTCCAGACTCTAAAGGATTAAATAGATTTAAATCAGGATTTTTTGTAGATAATTTTACAACTATTTTACCACAAGAGTCCGGAATAGAAATTAGAAATAGTATTGATATTCCTAATAAGGAATTAAGAGCTCAACATTTTACAAATTCAATTGATCTACAATTAGGTCCAGTTGAAAATATAAGTGCAACTGAAGATCTTGGATTTTTACAACCAGAAGGAATTGGTATTAAAAGATCAAGTGATATAATAACTTTAAACTATACTGAAATTGAATGGTTAAAACAAAATTTTGCTACTAGAACTGAAAGTATTACTCCATTTCTTGTAAGTTTTTGGCAGGGGACTCTAGAATTAACACCATCCTCTGACACTTGGGTAGATACTACAAGAATTGAAGCAAAAATCATTAATACTGAAGGAAATTATACGGTAACAATTGCTAACGCGCAAAGAACACTAGGATTAGACCCACAAACCGGATTAAGTCCTATTTTGTGGAACGCATGGGAAACCACTTGGACTGGTCAAGAAAATATTGACACCACCAGGCAGCGGGTAACCAGTTCAGGAGAACAAAGAGTTAGTGAAAGGCCGATATTCGCCAACCCACGTGAACGTATCTTCTTCTGGCAGCCGAGACGAGAGGTTACATTAAGAACCACTGATAGCACCATTGAAGATACATTTAGAGAAACAATAGATACAGGAACATCAACTCGAAGTGGATCCAGAACTGTAATCACAGAACAATTTGATAGAACATCTGTTGGTGATAGAGTTGTTAATAGAGAAATTATTGCGTTTATGCGCTCTAGAAATGTTCAATTTGTTTCTAAAAGATTAAAACCACTTACTCAAATTTATGCTTTCTTTGATGGCGTTAATGTAACAAAGTATTGTGTTCCAAAACTTCTTGAAATTTCAATGATTACTGGATCATTTCAAGTAGGAGAAACCGTTATTGGTACAATAAGAGATACTGGTATTCAACCAATTACTGGATTTTCTAATCCAAAAATTACTTTTAGAGTCGCTCAAAGTAACCACAAAGAAGGTCCTTATAATGCCCCAACCAGTATATTTACTAATAATCCATACATATCTCAAATAGGAGCAACAGGACTAGAAACATATCTGGGAACACCGGGCACCGTTCAGTTAGCAGGACAAG